AAAAACCCGGTTCATTTTCACGTGCGGTTTTCGGACGTCTTGCGACCTTTGCCTTGCGACGAGCAAAGTCACCTAGGGAGCCAGACACAGTCTCCGTTGGTGCATCCTTTCTAATCACTTGAATTTTGAAAGACGAGGTGGGAATGAACAAGCGTAAAAATCTCCCACCCAAAGTTCATTGCCACAGGGGAATGGCAGAGGGTTGTTGCGTTACAACCATTAGACTGATAGAATTTTGCAGAGCAAGGGCCCATAGTCGTGATGTGTGTACATCGGCCTTGTAAAAATGAAGAGCGTGTAAGATGAGGGGGACCAATTTAATGGTGACTAGATGGTTTGTGGGAGGTTACGCCTAACATGTCGACCAGCAGGGTCGAAATGGAAAACGAAACTAAAGAAGATGATGATAGTTAAAGCGCAATTAGCAAAAGCTATAAAGCAATTTGCAATTGCTATGATTGCTTCGTAATCGGACATATCTAAAGTTCCTCACGATACCTCAATCTGGAAGCTGAATTGGCAGCGCCACGACCGGTGGCAAGTAGAGCAGCGGCACCCGCGGTGTCACGCAGCAAATTGCGACCGGGAAAGACATTGCCATATAGAGTTGGAGCGCTAGTAAATAATAATGAAGCGGTGCGTCCGGCAACATTGAGAATTTGACCGAGAGTGGTGGGTGGAGCGGGACCAACTGGTGGATGGCTGGGAACAGCGGTGATAGCAGTGGCACTGCTGACAGCAGGTGTTCCTTCCATATGATATATGATCTCAACGTTAGCGACAGGAACGGAGGAGCTGGGTAATCCATCAAAATAAAGATAGAAATCATCCCAACCCTCAACGTTGTCGGAAACGCCGCCGCCAACACGTGCACCCAAAGAATTGAAAACAGTGTCTTCATCCAATCGACCACCAGCGCCATTAAACTGGTCGCTAGTGGGACAAGGGCTGAAGTCAAAAGCCTTAAAGGAATTGGGTTTGTTAACAATTGTGACGTCGCTGCCCATCAAATCCAACATGCTAAACTCCTGAGACTCAGGCAGCTCGAGCATAAATGGTGAATTAAGAAGTGGATTCGGTGGAACGGAAGTGATGGGTGAAAACGCGGAAGTTTGGTTTGCCCAATCAAAGGCGTTTGTGGAGGAAGCAGAGTAAGGTGGGTCAGACCGACACCGAGGAGCACGAGCGATTATAACACGGCCGGTTGCGGTGTTCATATTGGTTTCGAGCCGAATACGAACAGCGTGCGCAACGACACGATAATTAGTCATCGTTGAAGCAAGAGCAGTGGGTGTGGTGGCTGCCCACCAACTTGATGTACCCAATGTGGTGAAACCAGTGGCATTACTGGTGGAAACGCCACCGGACCAAGATTGAACATCAATGACACTCAAAAATGGGTTCGGTTTGAAAATGTAAGCCGCGGTGGTGGTACCAGATGGTGCGATGATTTTGAATTCACCGTGAATCTTGTATGCGTCAGTGTAACGGGAAAATGGGTCGGAAACTTTAGCCCCGAAAGCAAGGTTGTTAAAGGGGTTGGTCACGAGCTCAAGATAAGCGTTGGGTGTGGGTTTGCGGTTACGAAGAGCACGGCGGTATTTCTTGGAAGTGAGGACGGCGGTGGTGCTGGTGTTCATTTTAGGAGGAGCCTTTTTAGTCGGCTTGTTGGTTTGTTTGTTTTGTTTAATAGTAAGAGTGGTTGACATGTTGGATACTGCGAGCTGTTTATAAGCTGTAAGGCGATGGGGTACACGAATTAATTATCGCCATAATAATCCGGAAAGAATTAACAGAAGTTTAGGTACTACCTCATAAATCTGAGAGACGAATACGCCATGGTTGGTAATTTCGGGACCGGAAACCGCGTGCTTTCTACTAAGCACAAAAAGTTTGATGGAAAGAAACTCCAGGCTAGATAACCTAGAGTGAAATGGCGCCATTAAGCCCATTACTCATATTTTTAACGAAAAATAGCCTGCATGCGGACATGCCCACTTAAGTGGTGTGAAACTCCTGGAAGTCAAAACACGCTAAAACGCCCATACGGCTGGGGAGACCATGATCTATCCGTATGAAAATCATGGAATGAAATACCCAACAGGG